GCCGGGTTCGACAGATTTCCTTTATTAATTCAGAAGAAAACTGAAACATTTTTGTTTTATATTCTGAAAATCACTATATTTGGACATATGGAATGACGAAATGGGGCTTCTGGCTCCATAGGTAACTTGGTTATATTAATATGAACAGAAATGAAGACAGGATTAAGTTTTGTGCCCGATTCCTTGCCGGCAATGGTGTTGATCCTGAGCGCTATAAAGTATTATACGATGAAGGGGCTGCTCCAGAACTCTCATATGTACTCGTAGCGCAGCAGGACCACACGTTCTTTACCAAGATAGCAATGGGTCTTCGGGATATGTGGCCTCCGGGAAATAAAGATGGCAAATGGCCCTGGAGAGAATCAATCCCGGTGCTCGTAGAACGCTTGAAATTCATATGGGAAAGGGAACAGTTGGAAGACAGGTATTCGGTTGAAGACTGTTTACAAGCCGGACGGAAATACCTTGCCGCTTATGAGAATACAAGCACCAAGTATATGCAAGTTCTGAAATACTTCATCTTCAAGCAGAAAGATGTGGGTGTTAAGGAGAACGGTATTATCAAGAAGACCTATGAGTCTACATTAGTCAAGATGTTGCAGGATAAGGAGTGGGAGGATATGGACAATCAATCCTTTGACGAACTTGTAATATGATTGAAGGACACAACACATCATCTTTTGAACAGATTACGCAGGAGGAATTCGAGGCGTATGGGCTCGTATTGGATGATTTGAAGAAAACTTCTGATGTAATATCCAATCTTGAAAAGCGCAGGGAGAATGTGCTGAAGGGCGGGGTCAATTGCATTCCGTTCCCTTTTGTAAGGTTCCGTAATGAAGTACCAGGAGTGGAACAGTCTCAGTATGTGGTGGTTACGGCAAATGCTAAGGTGGGTAAGAGCAACTTGACAGACTTCTTATATGTGTTCAATGTGCTCGATTATTGCTTTACGCATCCCAATGAGTGTTCGGCGCATATAATGTATTTTGCATTGGAGGAATCTGTACAGCGCATCATAGAGCGATACATGTGTTATCTGTTGTATAAATTGGATAACCTTCGCATCGCTCCTGCCGATTTGCGTTCCACGTCTTCTGATTATCCTCTTGACAAGCGTGTCATAGACTTGCTTAAGAGTGACAAGTATCAGAAACGCCTGAAGTTCTTTGAGGAATGTGTGGAGTTCGACTCCGAGAATACGAATCCTACGGGTATTCTGCGTAGCTGTGAGGCATATGCCAAGAAGGTGGGTAAATATAAATCACACAAGGAAAGGGCTAATGGCGGATTGTCTGATAGGATGGTGGATGTCTTTGATTCGTATGAGGACAATGACCCGAACCATTATAAGATTGTCATCATAGACCATATCGGACTTGTAGATAAGGAGCAGGGATTTAAGACGAAGGATGCGGTGGACAAGATGAGTGAGTATTTCGTCAAGTATCTGCGCAACCGTTATCATTACACTTGTGTGGCTATTCAGCAGCAGGCATCAGACAGCGAAGGCTTGGAGGCAATCAAGGCCAAGAAGATGATGCCGGCAGCTGCCACATTGGGAGATTCGAAATACACGGCCCGGGATGCGAATCTGGTTCTTGGCTTGTTCGATCCGAGCAAGTTCGGTTTGAAAGAATTTGCCGGATATATCATTGATGACAATGGCGTAGGTTTATCTACTAACGGACGCTTCCTGAAGGTAATTGCCAATCGAGATGGCGAGATGGGAGGGCTTTGTCCCTTATTCTTCGATGGAGCCGTGTGCAATTTCGAAGAACTTCCGCGAGCTAATGATGCAGAAATAGAGAAGTATTACAATAAGACCAAGGAGTTAAGGCAGAATCGTATTCAGAGAATCAATTCTATCAAGAAAGTTCTATCATTCTTTTTAATCACACTATTCAAAAACAAAAAGTAAAATGCCGAAGAAGAAGATTTTCAGTGATGAGCTTGTCATGAAGATTATCACCATGAAACACAAAGGCTACAAGATGTCGGAAATCGCCGATAAGTTCCATCTCACCACCAAACAAGTGGATAATATCTGTACTCGCAACCGTCTTGCCGAGAAGAAGAAGGCGACCACGCTGCCTCTTATTACTCAGGACGCACCGTCTTTCCCCGCAGAGATCGTCGTGGACGATGTCCAGATTGGAACGATTGCGCCTATGAAGGAGTATGTTCAGGGCCTCCAGGATAAGATGGACGACCAGAAGCCGGAGAAGAAAGAGAAGACGCTGGATGATTTCAAGCCTATCGAGATGATTAAGTATCTCTACAACAAGGGTTATCGTATTGAGAATAACGGGTTGTATTGTCTTATCAAGAAGCCCGTCTGTTTAAGTGAAATTGTAGGAGTGTAATTATGGCTAAAACTATTTTAATAGCCGGTAAAACGGGAACCGGCAAAACCTCGGCTATTCGCACGTTGAATCCGAAGGAGACTCTGATTCTTCGTGTCATCAATCGAACTCTTCCGTTCAAGTATGCCGGTCTGTATGGTGGAGAGCAGAAGAACATGCTTCTGACTCCCGGCTATGAAGATGTGCTGAAGGCTCTCGAGTGGGCTAATAAGCAGCAGCATATCAAGAATGTCGTCATCACCGATGGTACTTATATTATTCGTCAGGAGTATTTCAAACTCGCCAACCAGAAGGGATACGATAAGTATACCGCATTTGCAATGCACATGCAGCAGATTCTGAAGGCGATTCAGGATCTCCGGGAAGACATCAAGGTTTTCATGGAATATCATGTGGAGAATACTCTGAATGACAATGGCATTACGGAGTATAAGCCGTCTACTGTAGGTAAGCTGCTTGACAGCCAGTACAATATTCTCGAGAATGTAGATATTGTCCTGTTTGCCAATCCGCAGTATGAAGACAAGAAGATTACCTATGGCTTTATCACCAATCGCACGCTCGATAGGAACGGTGCAGAAATTCCCGCCAAGTCTCCAATGGGAATGTTCGAAGACGAGTTCATTCCGAATGATCTTGCTTTCGTAGCTAAGAAGATTGACGAGTATTATGGATAAGGTTAAAGCCCAAAAACTTCTCAAGAAATTTCGCGGCTATTTCAATGACATGGAATGGTATAGAAACGCCGTATTTAAAGAAGTGGAAGCGGAAAAGAATATAGAAAAAGTCATGCAAAAACTTGAGAAGAAAAATATTTATCCACCGCGCATATCTGATGATCTCGTTGCAAAACTTATTGAGTTTTTGGAAGAATCAATAGCAGAAGAACCATGACACGCGATGAATTGCAAGTATCAGCGGCGAAGAGGTTGTATCGAGACAAACGGCTAATCTGTCAGTGGAGCACAGGTACGGGTAAAACCGGCGTAGCGCTTCAGTTTCTCAAATATATTCCAGGCAAAGCATTGATTCTTGTCCCGGAGAAAGACAACATCAAGAACTGGTATAATGAGTTTGAGAAATTCCATATCAGTACGGAGGGAGTGGAAATCGCCTGCTATGCTTCAATTCATAGGTTTCAGAACACGAATTGGCACTTATTAGTTTGCGACGAAGCTCCGCACGCGGATACGCAGTTGAAGGAAGCGTATTTCTCCACCATTAAGGCAAATTATGTCCTTGCTCTTGGTGCATATCTTCGGGATGAAGAGAAAGACACGCTGAAAAGACTGTATGGAGATTTCACTGTATGGACCATTGGAATGCGTTCCGCCATTAACGCAGGATTTATTCCAACTCCGTCGGTTAGAATTATCCATATTGAGCTGGACAATAGAGACAGAAAGTATACTTCTCGTTATGGCAGAAGTACCGCATTGGAAGCTTATTCGTACATAGACAAACAAGTCAAGGATGCTGTTGATGCGTTCAATGCTCATCCGAGCGAGTGGGCGAAGACTACGATGAAAAGACTAGGCTCGGAACGGAAGAGAGTTTTGGGTAAGCTGAAGGAAGATGCCGTTGCCCGTGTTTGTGATGCGCTGCGACAGAAGAACAAGCGGTTCCTGTGTTTTTGTTCTACGATTGAATCGGCAAAGAAACTGGGAGGCGAACTTGCATATACATCGCAGACCCCGAAATCACAGAAGATTCTGGAGCGTTTCAACAACCACGAAATCGACCAGCTTTATGTAGTCGGAAAGCTTATTGAGGGACAGAACCTGAATGACATCGAATGTGGTATTCTGGGAAGCGTTGGCGGATCGAACCGAATCACGATTCAGTCCATTGGACGCATTCTCAGGAGCAACAATCCGATAATCTATGTGCCAGTGATAGACAATACCAAAGATGAGAGTTTTCTGTATACTGTAACTAATAATGTTCCAAAGGAATACATAAAACATTACAAATTATAATTCATTTTCTAAAATCTTATTACCAATATGCTTACTGATGTAGAATTGCAGAGTTTGCGGTCTTTAAAGGGAATTCTTGAGAATTTCAAGAAATCTAAGATGGCGGCGGAGAAAGAGCTGAAAGAGATTGATGACAAGTATAAGGCTATTATCGAGAGAGAGAAGAAGTCATATAAAGATATTATTGTCTCTTGCGAGAAAGAGATTAAGTTCTGGGAGAAGCCCATCGTCAAGCGTTATGGCAAATCTCTGGACGAGCTGCTTGCCAATCCTGATGGCGCTGTAGAGACCGAAGAGAAAGAAGAGGTCGATGACGCACTTCCGTTCTCTGATGACGAGAAGGTCGTGGACACCGAAGCAGAAGAGATTTCCGTTGAAGAACCCGTAAAGGAAGAGCCTCGCGATCTTGACGCCGAGGAAGATGCGGAGTGGGAGAAGCGGATTGAGTCCGGTGAGATCGTCGAGGTTAAGCCCGAGGCTGAATCTTCCGAAGGGAATTGGGGCGATGATGAAGAGAAGAAGGAAGACGATAATGATGGTTGGGGCGAGTTCCCCGAGGAGTGGAAATAATGGGCTACTATACTTATTTCACGCTTAGTTACGAAGGTCCCGTAGAAGACGAACAGGCTCTTCGTGAATTCGAGCCGTCAGAAGATGAATTCAGTTTTCCAGAAGGCATCGTTCAGCTTATCAAGGACAATGGAGACAATGATTGGAAGTGGTATGATTGGTAGGATGACATGAAGAAACTCGCCAAGAAGTTCCCCAACATTCTCTTTGTGCTTAGTGGCGACGGAGAAGAGTCAGACGACATCTGGCAATGGCGTGGTAAAGGTGATGAAACAGAATTCCATGCCGTAGTGATGCCGCCGTTTACGAATCCTAATTTAAAATTTAAGTACGAGAATCAAATTTAGTTATCATGATTGAGAATTACAACGAAAGCAAGACTACCGAGGTTGTCGATTATAAAAAATATCTCGGTGTCGCATCTGTGAATGTCCTCTGTGTGAATCCCGACAACGCCAAGCTCCGTATGTATGGATGGAATATTCCCGACAATGCGGAAGAGCCTAAGTACATTGTAACCAAAGAGCGTGACGGCAAGCCCGTGACCTCCACGCGCGTCCGCTTACTGGTTCAGGTACAGGATCTCGAGGATAAACCGATTATTCCGCTGGATTTCTGGATTAGCCCTGAGGTCGTCCAGAATGCCGATGGTAGCAAGGGTAAGGTGATTGACAATTTCGGTCGCACCGCTTGGGGTACTCGCGAAGAAATCAAAGCCCACAAGATTCCGCAGTATAAGAATGGTGAGGCGAGCATCAGTTCCGATTATCGTATGTGCCATCGTGGAGAGGAAGAGCTTGTGACTTTCATCTTCAAGTATCTCAACATTACTCCGCTTCAGGTCTACAGCCGCGCATCCAACAGCTATCAGGATACCAAGAATCCCGGTA